GTTAGGAATGATTGTTCCAGAGCCTGATGGCATAAACAACTCAGGCCCACGCTCACCCACCATGTACGGGCTACCTGCGCTTACAGGGCCACCTGTGGCTCTTGGCGTTGCTTGATAGACATTTTTAAACCAGCCATCATTTGAACCGCCGGGTGCGGTAGGAATACCAAAAAGCCCACCCAAAAAACGTAAAGCAGCAGCTTTCATCTGAATTGCAATCAGACTTTGAATAGTGTCACGAGCAAAGTCTTTCATGTTTAACTTGCCTGTTTTGACAAAGTTGTCAATTGCAGAAGACAAGTTACCAAACACACTGTTAAACACTTGCTGTGTACGTTGTGCAGATTCAGCCATAGTGACAAACATTTTTTCCATCTCTTCTTGTCTGTCAAGGTTTTTGCTTTGAGATTCTGATTTGCTTTCGCTACGCTCAAGTTCTTTGCGTTTCCTTGCATATTCCAAAGAAATCTGAGCCAACTTTTGCTCAGTCTCAGTCGCGTAAATCAATTGGTATTTAAGTTCAAGAGACTTGCGCTGGAACTCAAGATCTTCAGTTTTAGAGAATGCGCCTAAGTCTGCTGTTTCTCTTGCTTTACTTCTGCGAACAAATTCATCATCCATTTCTTTTTGGAAGGCAACTTTTTCTTCTTGTTCTTCCATGTATTTTTTGATCTGAATTTGCTTTATTTTTTCAGCAGTTTCAGTAGCAATGGCTATAGATTTGTTTTTGTATATCTCAAGATTTTGCGATGTAAATTGGTTGTCTTCTTGAATGTTTTTGGCTTTCATTTCAAGTTGAGCGTCAGATATCTTTTTGGCAGCATCCAATTGAAGCATCTGTATTTCGTTGGCGCTTTGTTTAGCAACAGCAAATTCTTGTTCAGCTTTCGCCTTTGCTAATTCTGCGGCCTTGGCTATTCCCATAGGCCCATACTTATCTTCTTTGCGAATGTCATCTGCATTTTTTGCGGCGGCTTTTGATTTCGCTCTTGCAGCTTCTTCTTCCATTGTTATGGATTTAAGCAACAAACTTCTTTGTTCAACCAATGAGTCAAGTCTAGCTTGGCGTTCATCTTGAACTTGTTTCATTCTATTGCCGGGAGCGTTCACAGCCGCAGTAGCCAAAGCAATTTCTTGGTTTAGCTTCTGCAAATCTTTTGCTTTGTCATCACGACCCCAACCCATCATGGCATCCCAAGCCCACGATGCGGCTTTACCGACCTTATCCCACGCAGATTCCAAGTAGCCTAATTGACGTTGATTCTCACCAAAACTTTTATCAAGTAATTTGGCTTGCATCAAGATTGATTCTTGCAACTTGCCTTGCTTTTCAAGTGCCTTGATTTGCTTGTATTGCTCAAGCGTTAAAAAATGGTACTTGTCATTTAGTTGCTTTGCAGAACTTGCTGTTCCATCTAATAAAGGAATTAAAGCTGCTGATGCTTCTTTTGCATCTTTTCCTGTCAACTTGGAAAATCGCAAGATTACTGATCCTACAGCCTCTAAAGATTGACCAGTAAATTTGCCAGATGCTGCAAGTTCTTGCATTACATCTCTTGCGCTACCAATTGCAACATTTGTTTTTGTGGAAAGCGTTTCCCCTAGCTTTAACATACTTTCATATGTAAGACCAGAGAATCCACCAGTTAAGGCCATAGCATCTTTAAACTGCGCCATTTCATCCGCAGCTTTCCAAAACGCATAACCGACACCTCCAACAGCAATGGCAACAGAACCAAGGCCAACGCTGAATGGGGTGAACAACGAACCGATAGCTCGAAACATATTGCCCACGCCACCCATCGTATCTTTCAACTGACCACCCTGTTGAATGGCAGCAATGAATGGGCTTTGACCAGAAGCAATCTGCGTAAAGAAGTCAGTCGTCTGATATGTCAGGTTCAGCTTCTGTTGCTCGTTCATCTTAAACTGAGCGCCAGCCATGTTTTTTACTGCGTTAGCTTTTGCGTCATACGCAGCAGCTTCTTTACGCAACATATCAATCAAAGAGCCTTCAGCACGTTGATAACGTCCAGATTTTATTTCTCGCTCAATTTGTTCAACCTTGGTCAGGGTCTTGCCGTAGTCTTCTGTTGCATGACGCAAAGCAACAAGGTCTTTAGCTGCGTTGTTAGAGTCACGCTCTACTTGCTTGGTAAAGCCGTGAAAAGTCTCTTTCGCCTTGGAAATCTTGACTTCAAGTTCTGCGGTATCAACGCCAAGAACAATACCAAGTCGAGCAATATTACTTGAAGCCATCATTTACTCCTTTTCGACATTTTATTCGCATATGTCGTTAAAAATTGGGCAAAGTTTGTTTTGAAACTGTCTACAACTGACTCAGCGTTTTGCTCAATCGCTCTACGCAAAAATGGTTGTGCTGGAATTTTCTTAGTGCCGAATTCTTGAGCCAAAGATACAGCACTTCGCTTGACAGACACAACGGCAATAGCTGCATCTGTTGGATTGACGTAAATTGATTGCAAGTCTCTTTTTGTCGGGATTCTTGCGTCTAATCGAACAGTGTCTCGCAAGTGGATTGGGCTTTTTTCTGTTCGGGGTGATGGGTCATATGGCGCTGTTGCCTTGACCTGATCGGCAACAGGCTGCATGGCTGCTTTTGCGGCTTTAACAATAGTGGCTCTTGCTGCTGAATCAGCGCGATGCATATCCATCAGTTCAGAAAGTTTCGCCTCAAGCTCTTCCATGCCCTCAACGCGAAACATCCTGTTTTTGCCATCAGGACTCCAAGAAGCCATACTATTCTTTCAGGTAAGCCTCCGAACCCGGTCTAGTAGCCAAGAATGCCATCAACTGCTTGCTGGCTTGCTCTTGCTGTTGTTCCTTTGTCAGCGGCGGGACAATGTATTCGTGCGTTGATGGAAGAACATCTTTCATCGTAAACGGTCTTGTTGTCTTCTGTATTTTCGAGTTTAAGTTGCCTGTGGTCAAGGAACTCAAAGCCAGCAAGATAGCTTTGTTTCCCAACATACCGTCAGAGAACATAATCTCGATATTCCGCATATCATCCGCAGGAACATCGTCAGGACACCCACCATGAGCGTAAATATACGCTCTGGCTTGAAGGCGAATGTCCCAAATTAGTTTTTTCGAGAGTCCTTGTAACCGGGCTGAATTGCCTCAGAGATTTTGGCAAGGATTTCCAACTGAACGGTAGTGGGCCACTCAGCTTCAATGTCTTCGTAAGTAATTTCATCAAGCGTCCCATTTACAGGAACCAACAACTTGATGTACTCCACCATTCGGTTTTCCATCTGCAAGATGGTTTGAACCAGTTCTTTAGTAGAGCGACCTTCAACAACTACATCATCTTCCGTCACTACAACACCATCAAAAGTGCCAGTGCGAAAAGATGCTGTCATCTTGTCAAAGCGTTTTTGGAATTCGGTTTGGTCAAACTTCTCAATGCGCTCTTGCATAGCATCAAGCTCTTTTGTCAGCGGAACACGAACTTTGAAGTTGTATCCTGCAAGCTCAAAAGACTTGGTACGCAGATTGGAGATTTCGCCAAAGGCAGATGTGAGTTTTGTCATGGTCGTGTTTTGATAATCTTGTGGTAAATCGACTCGTTCAGATTAAAAGCGTATTCAACAACTTCATCTGGACTCATCTTATCAGCATGATACTTTGCAATCTCATGTGCAAGAGCAATTGCTGTAATCCTCTGTTGAGGAAATCCGAACCAATTTTTAGTTGATTCGGATTGTGCTATCAAGAAGTTTAAAAGGTCATTACTGTCTTTTACTATCATGTCTTGTTACTCTGTTGTATCGACTTCTTCAATGACCACCACAGGAGCAGTCACGTTGTACTTCTTCAGCAAAGCCAAGGCAATGGCTTCGGCTGTGTCGGGTTGAGCAGTGGCCTGTGCAAGCTCACTAGCGTCCACCACCATGCCACGGGCAACAAGATCAATGTCACCGTAGCTGGTCACAATTGCTTCAATTGCGTCAGATAGTTTCATCAGTTGTTCGACCAGCCGTACTGGTTGCCCCGAGGATGAATTGTGAACATACATTTGGCTTCTGCGCCGGGAGCAGCGTCAATCTGGAATTGACCCACGCGACCGTTAAACGCATAAGCGATAGTGTTTGTGCCTTCCACTGCTGCAACCACAAAAGTGCGGTCAACAACACCAGAGTACGCATCAGCACGGATTTGCAACAAGGCTGCGTCAGCAGGGTTCCAAGCAGCCGTAATGGTCATGCTTGTAGGAGCCGCTTGCACAGGAATTTTGTCGCTTTGACGAGAGCCAGCAACACCGAAACTTGCTACAGCATCGTCCATACCAAAGGCAGGGATAGCCTCAACAGGCAGAGCAACACCAGCAGCGCCTGTACCGCCAGCAGAAGTGCCAACAATCGTAGCAACTTGTGCAGACCAAACAGACAGGTTTGCTGTAGTCAAAGGTGTTGGCGTAGCCGCTGATTGCATAAACAGCGATGCGCTAAAACCGGGAAGAACTTTTGCAGGGATAGCCATGATGACTCCTTATGCGTTGTTGGACCAACCGTACTGGTTGCCACGGGGATGGATGGTAAATGTTGCCTTGGCTTCTGCGCCGGGTGCAGAATCAATCTGGAACTGGCCTACACGCCCGTTGAAGGCGTAATAAACGATGTTTGCACCTTCGGTAGCCGAGACAATAAAAGTCCGATCAATCACGCCAGAATAGGCATCAGAACGCATCAACAGCAAGTTGGTATCAGAAGGATTCCATGCGGCAGTAATGGTCATGGAAGTTGGAGCAGCCTGAACGGGGATCTTGTCAGATTGACGCGAACCCGCCACGCTGAAACTAGCCACAGCATCATCTTGACCAAAAGCAGGGATTGCTTCGACAGGAATCAGGTTTCCGCTAACAGCAAGAGGGGACACGCTAGCAACCAAGGACAACTGAGCAATTGTCAAAGGAGTAGGTGTGGCTCCGGGCTGTGCGTACAACGCTGCGCTAAAACCGGGGAGAACTTTGTTTGGTAAAGCCATTTTGAGTATCCTTCAAAAGTTGAACAATTGTCTTGTATTACGCTGGAATGTCAATGGTGCAGTCTAAGAAGATTTGCGCCATTTTTTCCTCATCGTTGTAACTGTTGTACAGCCACATGACATCAGCTTTTGATATGTAAAAGCCTTCTGCTGGACTGCCCAAAATTCCACTATACCCGTGCAAGGCTTGCAGAATCTGATTTGAGATTGTAAAACCATCTTCAATCTGCTGAGTGAAAATAGAAATCTGAAATACAGGTCGGTCAATACCTTTGTTGCTTTGCTGTGTACCCGTATAAACAGGCTGATGCACGTTACGCAGCATCCAAGTAATAAACTTAGGCTGTGTGGCAAAGTTACGGTTAAAAGCCGCATACACAGGCACAGGCGTGACTATGTTAGCCAGTTGATACTGGATGGCTTTACCGTAAACAACAGGATTGAGTTGAGTTGCCATTACACCGCCGTAACTGGATCAGAACGGTAGCACAAGAAGATGATATTCATTCGATCATCAGTCTCTCTTGCGCTGTCAATACGCCAATCTTTACCACGCCATGTAATCGAATAGAGGTTTTGGTTATCCACTATTTCTTTCATGTTTGGCGTGTAGTTCAGCGTGAAGTTGGTCATGTCTTGATACAGCCGATACTTATCAGCAATCTTCAGACTGTTTGCAACAGAAGATACCCGAGCCCGTGTCGCAAACCACAATGCCTGAACAGTCGCAGACTCACCAAACGCCGACTTGGTAAAAGTCAGGTTGTTGATGTTGATGTTCTCAAAACGAGCGATTGACATTTACATCACCAATGGTTTGTAAGACCGCAACAAAGTGGTCACACCAAACGGAATGTCTTTTAGCTTAGTCTCTGTCGCATTTGCACGGTTGTTGTACAAATGAGTAAGCAACAACAAACCAGCTTGCTTGATAACAGGGTAAGCAGACAAAGGATTGGAGGCGGTTGTGTACTGCACAATGATTGGCGCAGTCATCACCGAATTAACGTCAGTCGGCAAGTTGTTGACAATTACTTTGTTGCCCGAGGCATCGTAGTAATAGCTTGTGCTTGCAAGTGTTGTAAACACAGGCGGGAAAGCATCATTCCAGTAACCAACCGAATTGATAGTTACACCGGGCTGATTGTTGTAAAGATTCTGGCTAACTTCTGGCAAATCAAGACTGATAGGAGATGCCACAAGGCTTTCAGAGCCATACCAAACCCGATAGCTTACCGGGAAGATAGACATTCCCAAGTAGTCTTCAATTGCTTGTCGTGTTGCCAGTTCAAGAGAGGACAGATAGGTATCTTGGCTTTCGTCTTGAAACAGGTTTAGCTGTTGCGTGATTTCATCAAGCGTCAACCACGCAGTGACACTATCACGCCCAATCTGCTCAACCTTTGCATAGTTAAACGGATTGCGCGTCTGAGCGCCAAAGGGCGCAGCGTATTGATAGTTGTCAACGCTCATGGTTTAAACACCCACAAGTCGAATGCCAGCAAACGGGTCACGCACAGTGCTTACCAGACGTTTTTCCGCATATAGCGTGATAAAGCCGGGGCTGCTCTGTTCCATTGCTTGAATGGTCATTTCTTCAACATCAGCAATGGTCACAAAACGAGGCCAGTTAGCCAAGTAAATGTTAAATTTACCAGCGCCAGTTGTTTGGATGTTCGGATTGGCAATCACAGGAAAGCCAAAAATATTTTTGACAGCGCCGCCTTCATCACTACCTACTTCAGCAAACTCTCTGATTGCGGCTGAACCGGGGCCAAGGTTACGCAGTTCGTGAATTGTCTGTGGATGCATCATCCAAGCCGTACCGGGAAGATTCCAGTACTGTGCAGGGAACAAACGGGTCATGTCTGTAATATCAGAGTATGTAACCGCTGCTGCTGCTTGTGTGTATGTAGCAATGGAGTGGATACCATTGGTAATTGCTGTTCCACTTGTACCGAAAGCAGATGCAGCAGCACTGGTGTACATATTCAGACCACGCAAACCGCTTGTACCACCGTTAATTGTTGTGGTTGAGCCAGCTTGGTCATTGTTGAGAACCATTGAAGCGCCTTCGATCTGTGCAAATTCCAGCATCAAATCTTCAACAAGCGTTTCATTCAGGTAATTCACATCCGACATAACCGCTGAACGAACAGGCAGTTGAGCAGAAATGACACGGGTAGGCAATTGCCAGATAGATGTGTTGATGTTTGGCGAACCGCTGTCAGGCGTGAACGTATATCCAAACGGGTTTGTCGAGTTTGTCGCATTACCTGTCTTGGCAACAAACTGTACGCTTGAGCCAGATGCAGGGATTACTCGCGACATCTCACGAATTGGGTTTGCAAAACGCAGTGCAGCAAATGCGTTGTCAAAGAAGGTGCGACCACCAACCCCGTCACCAGAGCCTGTGATAGCAGATGCCTCGCGCAAATCGATTGTGACTTTATCGCCAGTTTCTAAAGTTTGCTTAATTCCAGACAGGATGCGTTCGGTAATGGTCATAACAGTTCCTAAATTATTGGCACAAAAAGGAGGGGCATTTACGCCCCTCCGATTTATCAGGTAGCTGTACCTGTCGAGCGATAACGCACCAATGCGTTTGGATCACGCACAGAAGTTGCCAAACGCTTCTCACCAAAGAAGGTGATGAAACCGGGCAACGTCTGGTCGTAGCGGCGCATAACCATGTTCAACCTGTCTATGATTGAATGTGCCCGTGTCCAATCACCAAAATACATTGGGTACAGGCTGGTTGTGCCAGCAGTACCAGTTGTAGCTTGGCTAGGATTGTCCAAGTAACGGTTCATCACCACATCAAAGCCGAGCATTTGACCAATGATGCCATCAGGGTTCAACGACTCAGTAGAGTTGAAGATTGGACGGCCATTAGTGTCTTGCAGACCACGAATTGCTTGAGCCAAGATTGGGCTGACCATAAACTTGGTGTTAGGAGTCCAGTACTGCTGTGGCAAAGCGTAGATCGTGTTGATAACATCTTTGTATTGGATTGCGTTAGCACCAACAGTGTTGACGTTAGAAGTGATCTGGTCATAAGTAGCCAGCGAATGCAGACCGCTTGTAGAACCAGTGCCAGAAGTGCCGAAAGCAGCAACAGTAGAAGTACCACCAGCGTAGGTAGCAGCAGAACCAGCGTACTGATCCAGACCGCGCAGACCGTTAGTACCACCGTAGGGGTTGGTGCTAGATTGAGCAGCTTGGTCGTTGTTCTGGATCATTGACAGGGCTTCAGCTTGAGCGAACTCAGCCAGCATATCGTCAACCACGTTGGCTTCCAGACCGTCAATATCGTCCAAAGCAGCAGTACGGATTGGGAACTGCACGTTCAGGTCTTGCAGAACCAATTGCCAGATGCTTGTGTCTTCAGTAGTGCTTGCACCGTTGTTCTGAATTGCATAGCCCCAAGCCACACCAGCGTTGCCAGTTTTGACACGGAACTGATAGCTAGAACCATCGGTAGCCACAGTGCGCGACAAACCACGCATGGGGTTAGCCAAACGCAGAGCAGCAAACACAGGATCGTAGCCAGTACGACCACCCTTGCCATCACCGCCAGCGGTCAGAGCAGAGGCTTCTTTCAGGTAAGCATCCATCTGGCTTTCGTCTGCAAAGATTTGCAGTTCTTTTTCCAAACGGTTGTTGCCTTTGTAGAAGGTAGCCAGTTGCTCACGCACCGAACGGTTCACATCTTGGCGAACAGTCTTGGCAGGAGTGCGAATGAACTCGGGCATATTGATAGAAGCAACTTTGGCTTCCAGAGCAGACACCATTTCGCTGAATTCAGCTTTGACAGCCTCAACAGCAGCAGGGATTTTGGCTTCTACAGCCACGATGCTCTCAGCTTGTTTAGCTTCGATGGCATCCAATTTTTCGAGGATAACTTGAGACATGATTTAACCTTTAAGACGTTTATCAAGGAGTTTCAGAAGTTCACGTTGCTCTAGAGCAGCAAGAATTTCAGCGGTTGCCTCCGCATCAGAATCACTCTGAATTGGCGCATTTTCAATAGGCTTTTCAACAGCATCACGCTGTTCAATTACCGTCTTGAACACAGATGCGGCGGCAACCGACATCTGCTTGGACAGACCTGCATCCCGCAGGGCTTCTTCCAATACTTTCAAATCAGCAGAGCCATCAGGTCGGAAATACTCCAACTTCTTGATCTCTGCCTTCATGTTATTTGGGTACATCACAACGCTCGTTTCACGCAAACCACCTTTGGTAATCTGGAAATACCCTTCGTCTGATTTAGCTAATTCGCCATCAGCATCAACCATTTGATATTCTTCAGCATAAGCACCAACAGAAACACCGCCAAACATATTGGGGCTTTCTTTCATCACTTGGTACAGGTCAGAGCCAGTTGTCGTGTTCAGATAGAGGCGACCAGAAGCATTCATACCTTCGTCATCCATCTCAATGCTTGTCCATTCACCCACGGGAATAGAATCAGAATTGTGATTGACGTACATGGGAAGTGGTCGGCCCATTTCGGCAAACTCTTTGGCCCATTGCATAAAGCCTTCTGGCTTGTAAAAGAATTTACGACCATCAGCGCCTTCTCGCGCTCCCCAAGTCGTAATGCGAGCTTCAATCTGTCCAGACGCTTCGCCGTTGTCGGCTTTTTCGTTGAGATTCAGCTTGGCTTCGCAGATAAGATTCAATGTCTTCATTGATTGCCCCTAAAGCAATTGATTGGTTATTGTCCTGTATTTTAGGGGGTTGCCCTAGAAGTACAGGCAACTTTTTAGGTCGTTTGACCTGTTTGGCTAATGCTACCAGATATTGTGTATCAGTACGCATGATATATCAAGTAGTGCCAATGTTCATTTTTTTGGTCTGATTGCCACCACCGCCACCAGTATCTTGGCTGCTTGAACCGGGCACAGGTTCAGCGTCTTTTGCATCTTTAACCAGTTCATCACCACCTTCCATAGATGGCAAGTTCATGTAGTTACGGGCTTCGTTAGGGGTCATAATGCCACCTTTTACGCCAGCCGTAGCAAAGTTCATTTGATCCAAAGGCGCACCCTTCAGGAAGTCCTTGGTGTCAAACTCAATGCAAAGACTTGGGTAGCCATCAAACAAATGCTGCGTCAACTTCTGCTGAATATTGACAATTGTGGGGTACATCGTTGATTTATAAAACTCGTCCAACTGTGTCTGAGTGTTGTTGAACTTGCTATCAGCAATACCAATCATTGCTGGAGGCACACCAAACAAACCACAGATGCGGCGCATTGTCTGAGCTTTCAAAGCAGCAGCGTCAGTATCCTGCAAGGTCAGCATTTCCAGTTTCTGATACTTCATGCCTTGGTCGAGCAACATACCCTGACCCGGCTTGCTTGGGTCACTGGTCTTGCTGCCTGTCATGTTGTTCCACGCCTCTTTCAGACGGGCTGCAATCTCTTTGTACTTGCCATCAGGAATAACCTGATCGGTCACAAACATACCGCTAGGCTTCGCGCCGTTCTGCATGACAAAGTTGGCGTACAGGTCAATATCTTGGTCAAGGCCAACCAACTCAGTCGCCAAAATCGCCTTGTTAAAGCCAGCCGAGCCTTGCCACGCCATTTCCTTTGTGTGCATCACTTGGAAATACTTAAAGTCATGGTCTTTGTTGAAACCATAGCTAGGAGTGGACAGACGAAATGTTGGATAACGTGTAGGCGTGATGGTCACGGCAATCAGCGTTGAATCCAGCACATACATTTCCAATGGAGTCTCGGTAGTGCTGTTTTGGTCCTTCCTCCACCACAAAGTGAAGGCTTCACCAGACAACTCGTACCACATCAACCATTGATACCAGAACTCGTACTTGCTCTGGAAGTTGTTTGGCGTGTTTAGCAGACGAGCAACCTGCTTGGCTTTGGCTTTGTCTCGGGGTCCAACACCCTCACCTTTGACAGCGTCCACCATTTTTCCGTCAGCCGTTTCGCAGCAAATCTTAATTGGCAACTGAGCCAAAGCACGGGCTTTTACCCCCACGCAGGACATGATTGTGCTGTTTCTAGTCAACACAGACATATCCACCGGGCGACCAGCAGTTGTGGTGCTGGCAGTGGTCACATAGAGGATTTGGGTGTTGACACCACCACGTTTGTCACTGCCCTGATAAACAATGTTGTTACCAAGGGCTGTCTGACCGAACAAAGTATTGCTCTCAGACTGAGTGTTTTTGCGCTTGAAAATGTCAAAAATCGCCATGATTTCTCCTCAATTCCCTACACTTTACCACTCAAGCGACCTAAAGCCAAATGAATCACTGACAAATACGTTATCCAAATGGCAGTGCAAAGCCATAATCATGGCAATAATACCGTCCACTTTGGCTGACGGGTCTGCTTCGTTCTTCCTGACCTTTACGTTGCCGTTGACATCAGTGTAAACCTCGCAGTTTCCTAGCTGCCAACCAACAAACGGGTTGCCATCATGGTGAATTGCCTTCTTCAGAATCAGTTGCTCAGTGGTCTTGGACGGGTTTGACAGCATTGCCATGCCCTGACCAACCTTTTTTACAGGCAAGCCATCAGCGTACAGGTTTGCCACTAAAGCAGCGGCGTTGTATGGGTCATACGCTATCTCTTTGACGTTGTACTTCTCGCATTCTTGCTTGATGTAGTTCTGAATCTCGGTCAGGTCAGTTACGTTACCCGGCGTAAGCCTCAATATGCCAGTTGACTTTGCCTGTAAAAAAATGCTTTTGTAGTGGTTCGGGATTAGCTCAATGCTTTCTTCTGGCAGGAAGAATTGGAACTTGGCATAGAAGTTTTCTTCGCTGTACCTGTGCAAAGTGCAAACAGCATTTAAATCCCGTGTGTGCGCCAAGTCAAACGCAACAAATGTCGATTCTGGCTTGTCAATCGGGAAAGGCTTAATTGACTCATCCCAATACCTACGGTCAACCCATGCAGAGTTAGCCGATACATAGATGTTCAACTGCTTGCACAAGAACTCGTTCAGGCTTGCTGGCTTGGCAGACGCTTCTTCAGCCATCTGCTGAATGTGCTGAGTCGTGACCGATACCCCAAGCATCGGGTTCGCTTTGCCCCATACCGCAGGGTCAGCCCAATTATCTCCGGGATCAATGCTATACAGTAGACCAAACCAGCGAAAGCTATCAGCAGAAGCGCCACGCAGGACAGTACGAAAGTGGGAAAGGTCTTCAAAGAACTTGGTTTCCTTAGTGAAGCTGGCAGTTGTCAGGTACATCCGTAACGGGTTCTTCCGAGCGCCCATACCAGAATGCAACACCTCAATTGACTGTCTCTCAGTAATCTGAGCAGCCTCGTCAATCATGGCGCAAGACGGGTTCTTACCGTCACCTGTCTTACGGTTCTCCCGTGACAGCGCCCGGTAAGTAGAGGTTGAGTCGCCAGCCTTCTTCAGTTCACTACGGTAAGCAATGAACTTGGCCCCCAACTCGGGCTTCATGTTCTCTACGATAGCCTTGGACGAATCAAAGCAAATACTCGCCTGATCCCTGTTGGTAGCCAGAGTAAACACTTCAGCGCCAGCATCACCAAACTGCAACTCATACAGCGCAATGATGGACGCAATGGTTGTCTTGCCAGACTTTCGAGGCACGAACAAAATGACATCAGTGACATATCGGTATGTGTGGTCACGCCTGTCCCTAAATCCGTAGATAGCCGCCAAGTACATGACCTGAAACGGCTGTAGCTCAATGGATTTCCCGGCATCCGGGCCTTTGACATGGCGGCAGAATTTGACGAATTTGAGGATGTGTTCAGCCTTGGCAGGGACAAACTCGTAAGGCGCATCCTTACGTTCGACCATATCCAAGAACCGTTGGCAAGCTAGTTTGACATCCTCACACGCCTGAATGTCACCCCGAGTCACCGCTACCGCATACTCAAACGCAGGGTTAAGCAGTGGCGAATAGCTCATCTACATCACTCACTTTTGCCTTCAACTTTGGGCGACCACGGGCAACAAGCCCCAACTCAGCCAGCATCTTGATAGCCTTGTCAGCCATCTCAGTGCGAATCTTGAACCAAGCTGTTACGCCTTCGTTGTTGCCGTACACCGTAACATGGCCTCTGTCTCGGATGTTGATTTCAGCAGTCAGCAAGCTGTCAACCGTGATGACCAATGCGCCAACCAGCAGTTCGTCAGAGGCCGTGAGTGTTCCTGTCGAGGCTTCGACTTCTGCGCGAATAGCCGTTTCAAACGCAGCCTTGTCCCAAGTGGACGGGTCGTTTAAGTAGCCAAGGATGTGACGAGGTTTTTTTGCCATAAGTTTTTACTCCTGTCTTATAAAAGTGATGGCGACCGAGAATCCCCCAATCCTGCACCGACCTTCATGGCTATGAGCCATGCGTCAACTTGCTTAACCATCACTAAACGCAAGCGTACCACATTCAGGGAATTCCCACGCAAAACTCCCCCCCTCTGACTTTGTACCCCCCCGAAATTGACCCCGCGCCTGCTCCTGCGCCAAACCGCACACTTTTAGT